AAAAGATTGCGAATCAGTATTACATTTCGCAGATTGGAACGGACGGGGATTACAACATTTACACGGACACTGACTCTGTGTATTTTTCAGCTCTTCCGCTTGTAAAGCATAGAAATCCATCTATTAACGAACAATCGGATGAGGAAATGGTGCCTGCTATTCTATCAGTTGCAAAGGAGGTGCAGGAGCATATTAATAAAACCTATGATGTAATGTCAAAAAGGTTGTTCAATATAGAGAAACACCGATTTGATATTAAGCAGGAAACTATTGCTAAGTCTGGATTTTGGATTGCCAAAAAACGATATGCTCAATGGATTATCAATGATAACACCGTCCCGTGTGATAAGATTGATGCAAAGGGGTTAGATGTTAAACGCTCTGATTTTCCAACTTACTTTAAGGGTGTGATGGAGCAGGTTCTATCGGATATCTTAAAGGGGGTAAATAAGAATGATATTGATAAGAAGATATTGGATTTTAAGGAGGGAATGGAAACTCAACCAAAGAAGGATGTAGCAAAGAACTCCGCTGTAAAAGAATTGAGTAAGTATGATGATGGTACATATTCATTGGGTAAGTTCCCTAAAGGAACACCTGCGCATGTCAAATCAGCCATTGCATATAATCAACTATTGAAATACTACAAATGTCCATTTAAATTTGAACCAATGAAAGATGGTGATAAGATTAAGTGGGTTTATTTGAAAAGAAATAATTTGGGGTTAGACACCGTTGGTTTTACGGGATGGAATGACCCGCCGGAGATTGAAAAAATAATTAACGATTACACCGACTTGGATGCTATTTGGGAAGGTGCTCTTCAAAACAAAATAGATGATTTCTATAATGCGATGAAGTGGGATTTACCAAATAAAAATTTACAAAAAGCTTCACAATTTTTTGGATTTTAAAACGATGATTTTAGTTGAAGTTAAAACACAATCTCAAAAAGATATTGTTAAAAAAATAATTGAAAACTATCATTCGTATGTTCCACATAACGCTTCTGTTGGTAGGAGAATTGATTGGTTAATATATGAAGAAAATTCATTTCCATCTCAGCCTGTTGGTATGATTGGTATAGGTTCTTCAGTATATCCACCACCAAAAGATTTGCTAAATAAGTTACAATTAAGTAAGTTGGAGTATAGAGAAGTTTTCAACACAATATGTAATAATTGGAGATTTTGTATGGTAAAATCAATAAAGAATGCAGGAACTCGTGTTTTAAAAGAATTGAGAAAAAAAGGCCCGATTGCTTGGAAACAAAAATATGGAGATGAGCTTAAACATATCATTACATTTGTAGCGGGTGGTAATACTGGAGCAGTTTATAAAGCAGATAATTGGCAATCTATTGGTTTTACAGCAGGCTTACCCGAACATAAATCATCATCTATGAAATGGGATAATTCAGAAGAGTTATCTAAAAAGTTTGTAAAGCCAACTGGTGAAAATCGTAAAATTATTTTCTATAAATGTTTGGATAATTGATAAAAATTTCGTATATTGTATAAACTTTAAAAATTAAAAACTATGAAAAAATCTTCGTTAGAGGGATTCATAAGCCGCTATAATTTAGGTGGTGAGATTGAATCGGTAAAAATCGTATCAGATAAAACTGGTATGAGTGTTAAATTCATTTCAGATGATAAAACCCTATTGGGAACTGTTACATCTGAAGATGCTGAATTTGCTGATGGTGAATTTGGTGTCTATACTACATCCCAACTCAAAAATCTATTAGGTGTGTTGGATGCTAATATCAATGTAACTGCGGGAAGTGCTGCATTGGAGTTCTCCGATAATTCAACTACGGTGAACTATATGATGGCTGACCTATCAGTTATTCCTGCTGTGCCGGATATCAAACAGGTGCCTGATTTTGAATCTGAAATCACTTTGAGTGATGAATTTATTAGTAGGTTCATCAAGTCAAAAGGTGCTTTAAGTGATTCCGATACTTTTACATTCCAATGCAAGGGTGGTAAGGGTGAGATTATTTTAGGGTATTCAAAGATTAACTCAAATAGAATTTCTATTAAGGTTGATTGTACTTGCACCAAAGATTCGGTAGGACCAATTTCATTTTCAGCAAAGTATTTGAAAGAAATCCTAAATGCGAACCGGACACCAAAAGCGGCAACTTTGAAAATCGCAACTGCGGGTTTGGCGCATTGTACATTTGAGAGTGAAGGTTTTAAATCAGAATACTTTTTAGTTGAAGTGAAATAATATGTTTTTCTTCAAACGGGGGGTGTATCTTGCACCATTCTACGAAAATGGTAACGAATTTCGTGAAGGGGGAGATAGAAGAAGATAAATTGGTTATGAAGGATAAGTTTGTTAAAGGTGATGAATATACTATAAATTGGTGGAAACCTAAAGCAATTCGCAGATACACCCCTCTGTTTGATGAAGGGAAAATTAAACCCGAAGCACTTTTTTATGTAGATATCATAGGAATGAGCTGGGAACAAGCAAAAGAAACATATTTAAAAGAAGTAGGAAGATGAGTAACAGTGAAAATAGCTTATGGGTAGAACGGTATAGGCCGTCTGGACTTGAAGGGTATGTTGGTAATGAACATATCATACAAAAAGTTAATATTTATATAGAAAACAACGATGTCCCACACTTGTTACTACATGGTGAGGCAGGGACTGGTAAAACCACATTAGCAAAAATTATAGTAAATGCTATTGATTGTGATTATCTTTATATCAACGCATCCGATGAAAGGGGTATTGATACTTTAAGAGAGAAAATCAGAGGATTTGCAGCATCGGTTGGATTTAAAACTTGGAAAGTAGTAATATTGGATGAATCAGATTACCTAACAAGAGATGCACAAGCAGCTCTTCGTAATCTAATGGAAACATTTAGTAAGAGTACGAGGTTTATATTGACTTGTAATTATCCTGAAAAGGTTATTGACCCAATTCAGAGTAGATGTCAAACATTTGAAATTATACCACCAACTAAAAAAGATGTGGCTAAAAGATTGAATGATATCTTAATTAATGAGGGTATTCAATTTGAAATGCAAGACCTTGCGGTTATTGTTAATAGTGGATACCCCGATATTCGCAGGGTAATAAACGCTGCACAACGGCAGGTTATTAATGGTAGGTTGGTTATTGATAAACAATCCAGCATTGAATCAACCTATTCCGAAAAAATTGTGGATATCTTAAAAAGTGGAGTAGATACCAAAAGTAAGTTTACTCAGATTCGTCAAATATTGGCAGATTCAAAAGTAAGAGATTATACAAAGTTGTATTCAACCCTATATGAAAGGGTGGATGAGTATGCGGGAAATAAGGTTGGAACTACAATTGTTAATATAGCCGAAGCGCAATATAAGGATTCGTTGGTGGTGGATAAAGAAATAAATGTAATGGCAATGTTTGTAAATATTTTAATGTAAATAAAGGATAAAAATGGCAAAATTAGTAGATTTTAAAGGGGGAGCACCCCAACAACCTGAACAACCGATTCAGTTGAATGTAGACCCGATGAAGCTTCAAACAGTTACTTGTCCAAATTGTGATAGTATCTTTTTTGAAGAAAAAATGATGTTCAAAGAACTACCTGCAATTCAATCTCCAAATGGGAAAGCATCAATGATTCCTATCCCAGTGGTAGTTTGTAATGAGTGTGGAACTGTTCATCCAAAATTTGTACCAAAAGGTTTATTCGATGCCCCCGAAGAAAAAAAGTGATAGTTCTGAAGGAACGATAAAAGCTAAAACTCTTTTTGACCATTTGAGTGGTTTGAAAGAAAACAAAACGAAATGGGAATCCCTTTCAGATGTTGATAAAAAATCGTTTTCGGTTTATCTTATCAATCGTTATTTGAGTATGAATTTTGAATTCATTGATTTAGTAAATGAAGTTCAAAGATTCACCAATGGTCAAATGGGTGCTAGGGAGGTGTATAAGGTATATTATGATTTTTTACCAAAAGAAAAAACTTTTGATAAATACATAAAAAAATCTGGCGGAAATGTTGTTTCTGAAGAAATTATTTCGTATATTTGTAAGTACTTTGAGGTCTCAAGCAGAGAAGCTGATGATTATTTAGAGATATTATCAGAGGATGAGGTTAGAAGTATTATAAAAAAGTATGGAGTTAAAGATTCTCAAATTGATAAAATGTATAAAGATGCAGCAAAGTAAAGAAATGGTAAACCACCCCAATCATTATGGTGGCGTAGATAATCCTTATGAGGCAATTAAGGTTATAGAAGCATGGGATTTAGATTTTCATTTGGGTAATACAGTCAAATACATATCCCGTGCCGGAAAAAAGCATCAAGATAAAGAATTAGAAGATTTATTAAAAGCAAAGTGGTATTTAGATAGAAAAATTCAAAACTTACAAAATGGAAAATAACATATTAGATGATGTTTATGATGGTATGATTGTATTGGATGGATTTGATGATTGTATTTTAGGTAGGGTTGAGCAGGCAGGTAGTGATACAAAAATACTCTATTCAATTAAAGCCATTCTATCAAAACTTATGGAGAGGGATGGTATGAGTTATGAAGAGGCCTATGAGTTTTATGAATACAATATTTTAGGTTTGCATGGACAAGAACCATTCCCAGCTTTTTTGATTGATTATGAAAAATAGTTTTAATAGTATACTTGATTTTACAACCCCAACGGAGTCTCCAGGCGATGTGAAGGTTTCTTACTCTCAGTTCACAATGTGGGTTAATTGTCCTAAAAAATGGAAATTAACCTATATGGATGGGCATAAAGAGGATGAGCCTTCTATTCACCTGCTGTTTGGGACAAGTATGCATGAAACTATTCAGGAGTGGTTAAAAACACTTTTTACAAAATCTCCATTAGAATCCGATGAAATGGATTTGGGGGCTTTGTTAAGAGATACAATGGCTCGAGAGTATAAATCTCTTTTAGAAAAGAGAGCTGATTTAAAAGAGTGGATTACAAAATCTCAAATGAATGAGTTTTATTTGGATGGGATAGAAATACTGAATGAGCTAAAGAAAAGTAGGGCAGAGTTATTTTCAACCAGAAAGTGGAAGTTATTTGGTATTGAAACAAAGTTGTACCAACCCATAGTAAAGGGTATGGAAAACATAAAAATGATTAGTTACTTAGATTTGGTTTTTGAGGAAATTGAAACGGGTAACATTTTGATTGTTGATATCAAAACATCCACCAATGGTTGGAATAGTTATCAGAAAGCAGATGAAACAAAAACTGCACAGCTTATTTTATACAAACACTTTTTCTCACAACAATTTGGGATTGAATACAAAAAGATTGATGTAAAGTATTTAATCTTGAAAAGAAAGTTGAATGAGGCGATGATGTATAATGTAACCCGATTACAAAAGTTTTCACCAACAAATGGTGGTAGAACTATAAAGAAAACTCTTAAAATGTTTGAGGACTTTGTAAAAGAGGGATTCAACAAAGATGGTTCTCATAGGGTTGATAACAATTTCCCAGCAACTGCTGGATTTAATAATAAGCAATGTAAGTTTTGTCCTTTTAAAAGTAGATACGATTTATGCCCAAAAACTGATAGAATTAAAACCGATTTTTTATTGAGTATTTATCGTAGAAAAGATGAAAGTAACACAGAGATTTTACAGGAGCAAGATTATGACCAGGGTAGCATTAATTGGTAGTGAACGATATGAAAACCGAATGGAAATCAAAGATTTGGTTTTTAAGTTAAAAAATTTGTATGGTGATAACCTAATACTGATTTCAAGAGGTAATCAAAATGGGGTTGAAAAGTGGGTTAAGAAATGGGCATTGGAAATGGGTGTTAAGTATATTGAATACAACTTAGCATCCACTCCAATGAACCTATACAGCGGAATGACCGAATCGTATTATGAAAAACCTTATCACGCAACACAAAAACTGCATCAATATGAGTTGATTGCTAGGAACGCAGATAAGATTCTATATTTTGGAGAAATATCACATGGAGAACTATCTCATTTCAAAAAAATGTTGAAAATAACTGGTTCAAAAGTAACTTTTATTGGGTAGAAAATAATATTTATAATAAAGTTAGTTACGAAAATTTATGGAATTAAAATTACCAAAGCTTAGGAAAATAGACCCTAACAAACCAAAGAAAAAGAAGATACTCCTTCTTTCAGATGATTTAAGATTATTTAGTGGAATAGCAACTCAATCAAAAGAGTTTGTTCTAAAAACCCTACACAAATACGATTGGGTTCAATTAGGTGCTGCATTAAATCACCCAGAAAACGGAAAAGTTTTAGATGTATCGCAGGATGCTGCAAAAGAAACTGGTGTTGAGGATGCATATCTAAAAATATACTGCACCAATGGATATGGAAATCCTGATATTGTTCGTCAATTGATAAATGTGGAAAGGCCTGATGCTATTCTACACTTTACCGACCCAAGATATTGGATATGGTTGTATCAGATGGAGCATGAAATCAGGCAGATGATTCCAATATTTTATTATAATATTTGGGATGACTTGCCCGACCCATTGTGGAATTCACCTTATTACGCAAGTTGTGATTTGCTGATGGCGATATCAAAGCAAACATATGGTATCAACAAAAGGTGTTTGAAAAAGTATGGTATGGATTTACCTGATTGGACATTTAAGTATGTACCGCATGGTGTATCCGAACACTTTAAACCACTACCAAAAGATAACGAAAAGTTGGTGGAGTTTAAGAAAAAGTATGGCATTGATAAGATGGAATTTGTGGTGTTGTGGAACAATAGAAATATTCGTAGAAAACAGCCAGGTGATTTGATTATTGCGTTTGATAGTTTTGTTCAACAATTACCAAAGGAGAAGCGTGATAAGGTTTGTTTGTTTTTACACACACAACCTGTAGATGAAAATGGAACTGATATACCCGAAGTTATTAAGAATTGTTCTAATGGTGGTAAATATGTATTTACAAATCCTGGCATATCAACTGAAGAATTAAACCTGTACTACAACTCAGGCGATATAATTGTAAACCTTACATCCAATGAAGGGTTTGGATTGAGTACTTGTGAGGGGATGAGAGCTGGCTTACCAATTGTGGTAAATGTTACTGGTGGATTGCAAGACCAATGTGGATTTAAAATGGATGGTAAGTTCTTAACCGAAGATGATTATTTGGAATTGGGTTCATTGCATGATGTTCGTTCCGATTATTTGAGTAGATTGACTTGGGGTGAATGGGTAAAGCCGGTATGGCCATCAAATCGTTCATTACAAGGTTCACCATTGACACCTTATATATTTGATGATAGATGTGATTTCAGAGATTTTGGAAACGCAATTAAGGAATGGTATGATACCCCAGCAGATGAAAGAGCAAAAGCGGGGATGTTAGCGCACGCATTTGTAAATGGTGTTGGTAATATGACAGCTGAAAAAATGGGTGAAACCTTTATTGAATCAATGGAGGCGGTATTTGAAAATTGGAAACCTCGTAAAAAGTTTGAAATAGTAAAAGTATGAAGAAGTTATGTATAGTTAGTTGCCCAATAGCAACCCGTAGTGGATACGGTGCGCGTAGTCGTGACTTTGTCCGTAGTTTGATAAAAGCAAGACCGGATTGGGATGTTAAGATTTTACCTCAAAGATGGGGTGCTACACCTCAAAACGCTTTGATATCACCAATGGATGATGATTTGGTGAGTAGATTGGTTTTAGGGCAGATTAATCAAAAGCCTGATGTTTGGATACAAATTACAATACCAAATGAGTTCCAACCTATGGGTAACTATAACATTGGTATAACTGCGGGGATTGAAACAAATCAGGCTTCACCTCAATTTATTGAGGGGTGTAATAGAATGAATCTAACTTTGGTATCATCCAAACACGCTAAATCTGGGTTAGAGGTAAAGTATGATATGCAGGATGAAAAAACTCAGCAAAAGGTTGGTGAGTTAGGATTAACAAAGCCGGTTGAAGTTCTCTTTGAAGGATTTGATGAGCAGATATACGATAATAAGCTGCCTGTTGAACAATCTGTAAAAGATGTATTGAGTGATGTTTCAGAAGAGTTTTGCTTTCTATTCGTAGGACATTGGTTGCCTGGCGAATGTGGGCAAGACCGTAAGAATGTATGTGCGATGATATATACCTTTCTACAATCATTCAAAGGTAAAAAAACCCCACCTGCTCTTGTTCTAAAAACAAGTTTAATGGCGCCTTCTTATGTGGATACTCATGAAATACGAAAAAGAATTGATTCGTTGAAAGAGCAAGTCCGAAAAGAAAGTGGGGAATCAAAACTACCTAATATTTATTTATTGAGTGGTGATTTATCAGATATTGAAATGAACTCCCTATACAACCATACAAAGGTTAAAGCCCATCTATCATTCACAAAGGGTGAAGGATTCGGCAGACCACTATTAGAAGCAATGATAAGTGGTAAACCAATCATTGCTCCTAAATGGAGTGGGCATATGGACTTTTTGGATAATGGGTTTAATGTGTTAGTTAGTGGGGAATTAGAAGAAATACATCAATCAGCTGTGAATGATTGGTTGATTAAAGGTTCTAAATGGTTTAAAATCAATATAAATGAAGCAGCTGGGTATATGAAGGATATCTACGAAAATTACAATAAGTATTTAGAACTATCCAGAAAGAATCGTAAGTATGCAAAAGATAACTTTACCTTTGATAAAATGACCCAAAAGTTATCTGAATACTTGGAAAAGTATGGGGCAGACTCCACTCCTCAAATGGTTGGTTTAAAACTACCAACACTTAAAAAGATTGAATTACCAAAGCTTAAAAAAGTTGGTGAAACAAACGAACCACCAAAAATAAAACTACCTGAATTGAAAAAAGTAGATGTCAACTGATAAGAAATTCATAAATCAACACTTACTCAGATTGAGTGATGCTCAACCTCTAAACAAAATGTATTTGGAAAGGGGAATGGTAGCAAAGCTTCAGTATGAAAAGGTAAATGGTGAATTAAATTATTATTGGGTGCTTGTTTTAGAACCAAGATACAAAAACTACTTTCATTGCTTAGACTTGAATTATTTAAAACCTCAAATATTTGAAAGATTATCAAAAGAATTTCCTGAAATAATATCCGAATCAGCGAGAGTTAAAAAATTACAATTAGCAAAGTTAGAGTTCAATGAAGCATCAAAGGGGATATATACCGCAAAAATTAGAAACAAATTGTTGCAAGAAGGATATAGAACCTTTATATGGAAAAACATCAAATCAGCAGTAGTTTACAATTACAAATACAAACCTGTTGATATGGTAGAACCAAAGAATGTAAGAGAAGCACAACAAAAAACAAACGAACAAGAAATAAATGAAACTAAGTTACGGATTAACAGTCAAAAATGAAGAAGTAGAAATCCAAAGATTGCTTGGATTCCTTTTAGAAAAAAAGAGGGAAGAAGATGAAATTGTTGTTCTTTTTGATTCTAAAAATGGAACATCTAAAGTTTTGGATATACTCAAAGCCTACTCCTTATTGGACTGGTATAAGTGGTATAGTAGGGATTTTGATAATCATTTTGCAGACCATAAAAATTATCTAAATTCTCTTTGTAGTGGTGATTACATTTTTCAGATTGATGCGGATGAATTACCACACGAAAATCTGATATCTCAATTACCTTTGGTTTTAGAAAACAATTCTTCAGTTGATTTATACGCTGTTCCAAGAGTAAACACGGTAGAAGGTTTAACACCTCAGCACATTCAAAAGTGGGGGTGGAATGTAAACGAAAAAGGATGGGTGAATTGGCCTGATTTTCAAACTCGTATTTATAGAAACACTCCTGAAATAAAGTGGATAAATAAAGTACATGAGAGACTTGATGGACATAAACAATTCGCTTACCTCCCTATGGAAGAAGAGTGGTCGTTGTATCATCCCAAAACAATTGAAAGACAAGAAAAGCAAAACAATTATTACGAAACATTATGAAAAAAGTATGGTATGCCCCCAACAAATTTGAATCGTATGGGGAACAAGAAATTCAAGCAGTAGTTGAATGCTTACGCTCAGGTTGGTTAGCGGGATTTGGTCCGAAATCAATTGAGTTTGAAGAAAGGGTTGCAAAACATTTTGGAAAAAAGTATGGTGTATTTGTAAATTCAGGCTCATCGGCATGTTTACTTGCTTTAGCAAGTTTACTCCTTCCAAAAGGAACTAAAGTGGTTACACCCGCTTGCACTTTCTCAACAACACTCGCACCAATAATTCAGCTGGGTTTAGTGCCTGTATTTGTAGATGTTGATTTGAATACTTATGTAGCAAATGTAGATGAGGTATTGAGTGTAATAACTGATGATGTTAAAGTCCTAATGTTACCTAATTTGATTGGTAATAAACCTGATTGGAAAAAAATCAAAGAGGGTTTAATTGCTATGGGTAGAGAAGATATCATTTTAATTGAAGATTCAGCTGATACAGTTACCCACACACCTGAAACGGATATTGCTACTACAAGCTTTTATGCATCGCATGTTATTACTGCCGGAGGAGCAGGTGGTATGGTGATGTTCAATGAAGAAAAATATCGTAATACTTGCTTACAATTTAGAGATTGGGGTAGGATTGGTGATAACTCCGAAGCAATGTCAGATAGATTCAATCATAGTGTTGATGGGATACCATACGATTATAAGTTTTTGTATGGTGTTTTGGGTTACAATATGAAATCATCGGAAATGAATGCCGCATTTGGACTTGTTCAATTAGATAGGTTTGGTGAGTTTGAAAAAATCAGAAGAGATAATATTGAAAGATATTTGGAAAATCTGAAAGATGTAGAGGAAATATTGTTGCCCGATGATAGCATTAAACCAAATTGGTTAGCAATCCCCCTACAAACTGAAAAGAGATATGAGTTGCTTCACTTTTTAGAAGATAATAATATTCAAACAAGAGTAACCTTTGCGGGGAATGTAACCCGCCATCCAATCTATAGAGAATATCTTCACCCATTCCAAAATTCAGATACTATTATGAAAAATGGATTTTTGTTAGGTGCTCATCATGGTATGACAATTGAAGATGTAGATTATGTTTGTGATAAGATAAAAGAGTTTTTCAGTAAATGAAAATAGCATTCTTAACCGAAATGGGGTTTACTGGTAAAATTCCAAAAGAACACCCTAATATGCGAACTGAATTTGCGTGGATGTATGCCTTAGATGCAGACCATTATAACATATATTCACGAGTGGAAGGTTATGATGCTGTTTTTGTAATATTTCCAAAGGGGATGGTATTTTTAAATGCGGTTGGTGGTAAATTATCAAATGAAAAAAACCCAGTATCAGACCTTTTAGAGCTTAATATTATAGAAAAACTAAAACAAACTAACAAAAGGGTTTATTATATACAAGAAGGACCGCATTGGTTATGGAATGATTATGAACTAAATGACCAAATTAATTTTTATAATATGTTGGCTTCAACCGACGGTATATTTGCACACAATGAAGAAGATGTTAAGTATTATAAAGGTTTATTTCCAAATCAAAAAGTAGATACAATACCTACTTTAATGATAGAAGATAGTATTACGGATATTACACCAATAACCGAAAATAAAGTTATCATTGGTGGTAATTTTGCAAGATGGTATGGTGGATTTGAAAGTTATATGGTAGCTCAAGAGTTTGGGCTTCCAATTTGGGGTCAAACATCACACGCGATGCGGGAGGGGGAAGAACAAATAATTAATCATCTACCACGTGTGTTTTGGACTGACTGGATGACGCAGTTGAGTTCATTTAAATACGCTGTACATTTAATGCCTACTGTTGCAGCAGGAACATTCTCCCTAAATTGCGCATACTTTGGTATCCCTTGTATTGGAAATATTAATGTAGATACCCAACGATTATGCCACCCACAATTATCAGTAGATGTGCATGATGTAGAAAAAGCAAAAAAGTTAGCAAAAAATTTGGTAAATGATGAAGAATTTCGTATATTGTGTATAAATCAAGCGAAAGAAAATTATAAATTACACTATTCTTCTGTGGCAGAATGGAAACATAATATAAACAAAATGATAAATCAATGATAATACAGATAACAATGATTAGGAACGAGAAGTTCCTATTAGAAAAGCTACTGCCCATTTGGATGAAGTATGTAGACGGTTTTGTATTTCTAGTAGATACGGATAATGATGGTACAGAGGAGTTTCTTAGAGGAGTGGCTAAGGAGTATAATATCATTGACATAATGACCATAGAAGCCGATGATAATACTCTGTGGGTAGCCTCTGAGCTGAGGCAGAAGATGTTTGATAAAGCTAAGCAATATACTACTAAAATAGTATGTTTAGATGCGGATGAGTATTTTGATGGTTCGATGACTAAAGAAGATTTAGAAAGTATGTTAGATTCGCATCAAAATACTCTCTTCAATCTAAGATGGGTTCAATACACATCTTCTAACACCATTAGAGTTGATGGACCGTGGAAAAATAACACAAAGGGTAGGATAGGTGTTTTCAATCAAGACCACACCTTTAGATATGACACAATGCACGCAACTCATCTACCAATACCACAAAACCAGTATTTACTCTCTGAAGATAGTTTATTTATTGCTCACTTACAATGGTTGGATAGAAATATAGTTGGTATAAAACAATATTGTTACAAGATACAAGACTATGCAAGTCGTGAGAAGTTTGGAGCCGATGTTGTGGAAAAAGAAGCATATGATGCGTCTGTAAATGATTTTAATTGGGATGAAGAGTACTATGATTACCCCCTCAAAGTGAGGGAGGACATCTATGAGCACATAATTAACAGTGAATACTACAGAACAAATATCATAAAACAGCATACCGAAGAGTTGGGTATTCCAAACTTAGGAGACTGGGGGTTAAATATCCACAATAGTGTTCCAATGTACTTCTGTACAGCAGCAGATGAGAAACATTATCCACTTCTATTAAATTTGATAGGAAGTATCCACAAGCATAACTATTACGATGTAGTAGAGATTCGAGTGTACGATTTAGGGTTTAATGACAAGCAAAGAGAAGAGCTTAAAAACTTCAAAAAAGTTAATATATACGAAATAGAACAAACAAATTCAGAAATTTTAAAAAACATACAAACTAGTCCAACTAGATTTGTTAGAGGATTATTTTCATGGAAACCAGTCCTAATAAAAGACTCGCTAGAACACCATCCTTATGTTCTATATTTAGATGCTGGGACAGAGATAAAGAGGCCTCTGAATAATCTTTTCAAACACATAATTCAGAACAAATATCTATTTTTCGATTGCGGTCACTCTATAAAGTGGATGAGCACAGACTATAACATTGAAAACTTCGATTTACAATCAAAAGAAAACTCTTGGATATTAGAAGATAGTACTTTTGGAGTTGATGCTGGCTTTATGGGATTATCTAAGGATGTCTATGAGGATTTCGTACTACCGGCATACGAACTGTCTAAAAATATAAAAAACTTCGAAGACAACGGCACCTGTCCAGATGGACTAGGCTGTGGAAGACACGATCAGACGTTGTATAGTATATTAGCTAGAAAGCTAGGATACGATATTAAAGTGAGTGAGAGTGATTACAAGGATTGTACTTTGTTGGTTGATGGAAAGAAGCTAGAATTTCACATCACCCACACCAAAGGAGATGTGAAAGATAAAACCGTCGTTTATAGATCTAGATGGGACCTAAACTACAATGGCTACAAAAGCAATGTAGCATCCATTAAGAGAAACTACACACTTTCCGTAATAACTGCAATAGGAAGTCTTCATAAATACGGAAGGTTTATAGATCGGTATTTTCAAAACATAACACAACAAGTAGGCTTTGCTAGATTTGAATTTATAATAGTATATAGTGAGTGGAGTGATATTTTTGATAAATACCATAGTTATGCTAATATTAAATTCGTAAAAGAAGATACGCAAAATGGCGTCTACAATGCATGGAACATAGGATTAAGTTGCGCAACAGCAGAGTTTGTAACAAATTGGAATGTGGATGATATAAGATTCGACATCAATACCATCATAAAATATCATGTACTCACTAAAGATTTAGACACAGATTTAGTGTATAGTTACTACATAGGAGTAGATGAGAGTGAAGTAGGTACTGTAGATTTGAGTGAGCGAGATTATATACAATATCCTGATAGGTTTCACGAGCAGGCGTTATCTATGTGTATGGCAGGTCCTGACCCTGTATGGAGAAAGTCAGCGCACATTTTTTACGGATACTTCGACTATCAAAACTACAGCATAATAGGTGATTGGGAGATGTGGGTAAGAATGGCTAAGTATGGTTTGAAGTTTAGACTAATTCCCCACGTACTTGGAGTGTACATTAATCACGATAACACAGTAAGCCGGAGCAATAATCAAGAACTTGAAAATCAAAAAGTACAACTAATGAAGCAATATAGATAAAGGGGGATGCTATCAAATCAATACAATCAAAATACAAACACCAAGCGATAACAAATATTATAAATAAAACAATAACTATGAATAAAACTTCTCATTTCATTGTGACAATTCACAACAAACAAGATTTGATTGAATCAGTGCTACAAGGTATAGTTAATTCAACAAAGGATACAACCTACAAAGTGAACATCATATGTGTGTTAGATGGGTGCACTGATAATTCAGAATTGATAATAGATGCATTTGTAAATAGCAATAAAGACATCGACATCCACAAACTATATCAAAACGATGTGCATGAGTTGCTATCACTAAACGCAGCTTTTAGGTATATTGAAACATTGGATTCAACAAAGGATGATCTTATATTTTTACTTCAAGATGATGTTATTCTAAAAGAGGAGCATTTGAATGAGTATATGGAAGGGCTGTATAAAAATTACGATAATTTAGGTTATATATCCTTTAGATGCGGGTTATCAACTAATCTACAACATGGTTTATTATACGAACACAACTTTATTGAATCTGTTGATGGGCATTGGAGCCAATTAAAACTGGACCATTTTCATAAAATGGAGAATAGAGATTTTGGTTTTGTTGAAATAGCTATAAAAAGTCCAACATGCATAAAGAAATCTGTGTTAGATGCAGTTGGTTATTTTGATGAAAACCTAGCACCATTTGGACATGATGATTTGGATTTATGTATTAGACTCAATAAGTTGGGTTATAAAAATGCAGTTTTTGGTGCCAGTTTTGATAGTAAATTAGATTGGGGTGGTACAAGAGAAGCAAAGAACCAATCCAAGCCGTATCACAAACAATACAACGATATCATACTAAGAAACAAAATTTACCTAACACACAAACACGCAGATTATTATGCAGCTAAATAAAAATACATTACGAAGCGATTTTACAAAATTTAGTAATGAGTGGACTAACACACCTGAGTACAATGATTACATATATAATTACTTTGAACAGCAGGTGTCAAAAATAGAAGCACTTTCCTTGCACAATGACATTGTAGCTAGATACCAGCTTGGATACGGTGAGAAGGCATTTAGGTACTTGTGGGCCTTAGTTTTTTCACAAATACCATTAGATGGTAAATTTCTTGAAATCGGTGTGTACAAGGGTTCAATATTAGCACTTTCTCAGTTAATATCGAAGGAATTGAATTTAAACATACAAACATTTGGACTTGCACCACTCAATAACACTGGTGATAAGTATTCTACATACCCACTTGATAACTATGAGTATGCAATAGCGTATTTGTACAATCAGCTTAATCTAGATATGAATAACACTCAGTTTATACAGGGGTTATCAACGGAAGACGTTATCAAGCAAGTTGCCAAGAAACAAGGTCCATATGATATTATTTACATAGATGGTGGGCACGATTATGGCACAGTTATTAGTGATATTAATTTATGCAATGAGATGCTTGTAGATGGTGGATTGCTTGTAATGGATGATGCTTCATCTCATCTTAACTTTAAATCAACACATGGCTTCACTGGTCATGCTGATGTGGCTACAGCTATTGCTGACAACTTGGATAATAACTCAGACTATAGACACTTATTTGCATGTGGTCATAATAGGGTTTGGATTAAAAATAAATAAATGAACTACATTATAATTACTTCCATTAATAGTGTGACTGAAGCGATAGAAAAGTATTCGCAGATACAGGATTGGCATATCTTAGTTGTTGGTGATGTTAAAAGTACAACTTACTCACACTACAACACAACATTTTTAAACATAGAGCAACAGCACAAGTTACCATACAAATCTATCACTACAACACCCTACAAGCACTATTCAAGAAAAAATATTGGCTACTTGTATGCAATTGAACATGGTGCAAATCTAATATTTGATACAGATGATGATACTATACCTTATAATAAAACATTGCATAGAGATTTTACGTGTGAAACAACCATTGGTGGATTGAAAAGCATTAACCCATATGCATTATTCACCAACGATTATGTTTGGCCTCGAGGTTATGACCTTTCTTTATTGGGTAGAGAATCTGAGTATGTGTACTCAAAAACTACATCCAATGTTGGCGTATGGCAAGGCATAATTGACTCTGATACAGATGTGGACGCAATCTACAGACTAGCAAACAACAAACATATACATTTTGATTCAAATCCAGATATATGCATTGACTACAATTGCTTTGCTCCATTCAATACTCAGAGTACTTTATGGAATAATAAACTCTACCCCCTTCTTTACATACCATCATCAGTTGATTTTAGATTTACCGACATACTACGTGGTTATGTAGCGCAACGTATCATGTGGGATTACGGCTATAAGGTTGGATTCCATGCACCAAATACGCACCAAATTAGAAATGCTCACAATTATTATCATGACCTATTAGGTGAACTCACAATGTACAAATGTGTGCCAAATTTGCTAGACATACTAAGAGGTATGGAGTTTAATAATAAATCCATAGAAATGGATTTGCTAGATTGTTATAAGAAGTTGCATATTAACAATATTGTTGAGGAGAGTGAACTGCAAAATTTGCAAAATTGGACTCTCGATATCGAATATATAAAGGACAAAAAATGACTAAAGTAGTATATATAACTGGTTGCTTAGGATTTATAGGTTCTTATGTAACCAAAACTTGTTTGGATTTGGGTTGGTATGTTAAAGGTGTAGATAAAATAACTTATGCTGCAAATAAAGACCTATTAACACAATTTAAAAAATACCCAAATTTTTCATTTGTTAATTGTGATATAAACGATTTAAAATTTTTATACGATTGTGATTATGTAATTAATACTGCCGCAGAAACTCATGTCGGTAATTCAATATTTGAAAGTGGTGTTTTTGTTGAATCAAATGTAAAAGGTGTTCATAATTTATTAGAACTAATTAAAAATCATAGAGGAGAAAATATAGATAAACCAACATTATTACATTTTAGTACTGATGAAGTTTATGGTGATATTGAAGAGGGTGAGCACATTGAAACGGATTTATTAAAACCATCAAACCCATATTCAGCTACAAAAGCAGCGGCAGATATGTTAGTTATGGCGTGGGGAAGAACATACGGATTACCATATATTATAGTAAGGCCTACAAACAACTATGGTATTGGGCAATATGTTGAAAAGTTAATACCAAAAACTTGTAAATACTTAAAATTAGGTAGAAAAGTTCCATTACACAATGGTGGAACACCCATAAGAAATTGGTTACATGCACAAGATACCGCTGATGCTATAATCACAATTATAAACGCAGGAGTTAAAAATGAAATTTATAATATTTGTGGTGGATTTGAGCAAAATAATTTGGAAACTGTAAAAAAGATTTGTATATTAGACAATAAAAATTTAGAAGAGTTGGATAATTATATTGATTTTTCTTGTGTAAGACCAGGACAAGACGTTAGATACGCTTTAAATGATTCTAAATTACAAAGGTTAGGGTGGGTGCCAAAAAAAGAATTTGATAACGAATTACCATTAATAATTGAACATTATAAAAATAAATTTATATGGTAGGTGAGCATAAAATTGGGGCTGATTTAATTGTAGATTTTTTAGTTGAAAAAGAGATAGATACTGTATTTGGTGTGATTGGATCAGCAAATGCATATATATTTGACCGTATCGTAAGAAGAGGTTACACTAAAATTATATATATGCATCATGAACAATCTGTAGTAATGGCCGCTGGGGCATATTACAGAGCTAGCGGTAAGCTATCAGCCGCTATAGTAACAGCCGGGGGTGGTGCTGCTAACGCAGTAACTGGTGTGGTTTGTAATTGGGCTGATTCTATTCCTTGTCTTATTATTGCTGGGCAGGAAAGCTCATTATATATTAAAGACCATAATTGTCTTAGAATGTATGGTACACAAGGATTTAATACCATAAAAATGATACAAGGTGTTACTAAGTATTCTATATGTGTTACTAATAAAAATAAACTACTCAGTAACCTACAAGAAGCTTATTATCAAGCAATGGTGGGTCGGCCAGGTCCAGTGTGGGTTGATATTCCATTTGATATTCAAGGGGCAGTAGTTGATGAAAACCAATTACAACAATTCACCCCAGAAGTATTACCACCAAACAATAATCATATTGCTGAAGTATTAGAGTTACTATCTAAATCAGAGAGACCAGTAATTTTAGCAGGGCATGGGGTTAAACTATCTAACTCAATACCAAACTTTAGATGTCTTATTAATAAGCTGAAAATTCCAACTGTACTATCGTGGCTTGGTATTGATATTTTACACGAAAATCACCCCTATAATTTTGGCCGTCCGGGATTGTATGGTCAAAGACGTGCTAATTTTGTTATACAAAACTGCGATTTACTAATTGTGTTAGGAAGTAGGTTATCACTACCACAAACAGGATATAATATAAAAAATTTTGCACCTAATGCAAAAATCATAATCATAAATAATGACTCAGAAGAATTAGCAAAGCATGTAAATCGTTATGAACTACCCATCAATACAGATTGTGGTGAGTTTATTAGAGAGCTACTAGAACATGCTATCGATTGCTTTAAACCTGAATGGTATAGTAAGTGTGTTTCATATGCCAATAATTTTCCACCAATTGAACCCTATCATTTAGAAGATAACAAAAAGTACAATAATTCTTATGTGACTGTTGATAAATTATCAGATATACTAGATGAAGATGCCATTATAATTTTAGATCAAGGTACTCCTTTAGCGAGTGGGCACCAAGCTTTAAAAATTAAACAAAATCAGATTGTATTCTCATCAAATGGATTAGGAGAGATGGGTAATGGATTACCTTCAGCCATTGGTGCGGCGGTTGCTAATCCAACAAAGCAAGTAGTTGCATTAATAGCAGATGGGAGTACGATGATGAATCTGCAGGAGTTCCAAACTGTAATTGGATATAATCTTCCTATAAAATTTGTATTATTTAATAATGAAGGTTATTTATTTATTAAACATACCCAAAAAATGTTATTTAATGGCCGATATACTGGAGTGAATAGTAATACTGGGGTTTCAATGCCAAATTATGAAAAGATTGCTAATGCCTTTGGTTTAATCTATATGAATACATATACCCATAGTATTGAAAATGCTCTAAAAACTGAAGGCCCAGTATTATTTGAAACTTTTATGAATCCCGAACAAGAGCTTTTACCTAAAGTTAAAGGGATTGTTACTAATGATGGTATATTAGCCCCACCGTTAGAAGAGATGTCACCACTTTTATCTCTAAAGCAGGTAAAGAGTAATATGATATTAGGTCTAAATGAAATTTCACATAAAATCCAAAGATGAATTTAACATTACAAAGTATTCCCTCACCATTAGTATCCGAAGTACTTGCGAGTACACAACTAGATGGTATTGTACTAGATACAGAGCATGGTTACTATAATAATGAAACCTTGTTTAGTTGTATACAAATTATTACATTAATGCAAAAAAAATGCTTTGTTCGCTTTACCGACCTTAATAAACAACTAATACGAATGTGTTTAGACGCCGGTATTGATGGGGCAATTTTTTCTACTATTGAATCATATCAACAAGGTATAGAAGCTATAAAGTATTGTACTTATCCAATTCATGGGGGTGTTCGTGGTAGTGCATTGGTAAGAGAAAATAAGTATGGAGAGTTGGAAATTGGAAAAAAAAGACCTATATTAATAGGACAAGTTGAAACAAAAGAGGCAGTAAACAATCTATCAGATATACTCAAGTGTGGTTTTGATTACTATGTAATTGGCCCATATGATTTATCTGCAAGTTTAGGCTGCACGGCAGATTGGAATAATCCATTATATAAAGAATATTATGAAAAGATTAATCAGTTTATCCCACAAGATAATTTAGGTGCATTCTTGCCTTCAAAACAAGATATAAATAAATTTTTAGCTGATAACAAAGCAAGACCTAGTCTATTAATCTGGGGGTTAGATGTAGATTTTATTAAACAAGGAATTAAAAATATAAAAGTAATATGAAACAAAATAAAGCATTAATAATGACCTATGAAGGTTATAAAGACTACGAAGCTATTTATCCATACTATCGTCTACTCGAAGAAGGGTTTCAAGTAGATGTTATATCAAATACTATCAATAATGTAAAAGGAATATTAGGAGGATCAATTCCAAGTCATTTTTTGCTTAAGGAGCTACAAGATCTAAATAAGTTTGAAAAATTCCTAAACGAATATGATATCCTTATTATCCCAGGTGGTGTAACGTCATTAGAAAAGCTTCGTTTGGAAGTTACAGCAGTTAAGTTTATTATTAAGTGGAATAAACTAGGTAAGATTATTGGGAGTATCTGTTCTGGTGCTCAAATGCTTATCACAGCAAAAATCTTACAAGGAAGAAGAGTGTCTGCTTATTATAGCATGGAGCAAGATATTTGGAATGCTGGAGCTACATTTATTGATGCACCAGTAGTAGTTGATGATAATATTATAAGTAGCCCACATTATAAATGGGTTGGTCATTGGATGAAAGAGGTAATACAAACCTATAATAAGTTAAGTTATGAGCCATAATAAAAATGTTGTAAAAAAACCATGGGGGTATGAGTATCTTGCTTATGAAAATGAGGAAGTGGGTTTGTGGTTTCTTAATATTAAGAAAAATCAAAGTACCTCAATGCATTGCCACCCAACTAAAACTACAGGATTAGTTCTTTTAGATGGAATTGCAGAGATATCTTTTTTAAGTGATAAGAGAATACTACAAGGTTTAGATAAGGTTATGATACGTAGAGGGTTATTTCACCAAACTAAAGCATTATCCGATCAGGTATTATTACTTGAGATTGAGACCCCAAAAGATAAACATGACCTGGTTCGATTGTTTGATAAATATGGAAGAGAGTCTAAACCATATGAGGATAATAGCTTTGAGTATCCGAAAGAGTCTGATTGTCTTTGGATTAAAGAACCGGAACTTAATCAATCTTACATCTATAATTTTGGCGGAAACACTCTTATAGTAGAAAATATAAATGATATAGATGTTATAAACAGAAAAAAAGACACAGATCTACTTATGTTTCTTAAAGGTGGTTTAGTTAGAAATATCAACAATAAAGCTTATCTAGTTACTATTCCTGGTGATGTAGGCTTTGCAAATATTATTAAACAAGTATCAAGTCAACTAGATGGTGTGGCTGATAATACTATTATAATGACAATACAAAAGTATGATAGATAAATTCCCTCCTGGATTTGAAAAAGATGTTAATAACATCGCAATTGACTTTGATGGAGTCATTCACAACTTCGACAAGGGTTTTCACGATGGTACCTGTTATGGTGACCCTTTGCCTGGGTCACTAGATGCTATTAAAAAGCTAGCTACACAATACAATATAATTATATTTACCGCTAAGGCAAAACCAAACCGACCACTAATAAATGGTAAGACTGGTACTCAACTTGTATCTGAGTGGTTAGAGAAGCACAATGTGCTAGACTACATCTCAGAAATAACATCAGAGAAACCTAGGGCCTTTTTATACATCGATGATAATGGTTATAGATTTAATAATTGGAATGATACTTTAAACTTTATTAAGAATGGTTTTAATTGATTCTAACAAATTCAGAGCAGTAATGTATGAGTGTATGTTATCAACTGGTGTTGAGGTTGAAGTTGCTAATGCAGTAACTGAATCTCTAATTGAAACCTCTTTAAGAGGTGTTGACTCTCATGGTATTCACTTATTCCCACACTATTATAAGGAATTAACTCTTAATAGGCTCAACAAGAATTCTAATATTGAAATAGAACAAAAAAGTCCTTCTGTATCTATACTAGATGCTAAAAATACATTTGGGCATTTTGCTGGAAAAAAAGCTATGTTAGAAGCAATTCAATTAGCACAACATACTGGAATTGGGGTTGTTAGTGTAAAGAACTCAACACATTTCGGGGCAGCTTGGTACTTCACTAATATTGCTGCAAGATATGAAATGATTGGGCTGGCATTAACTAATACTGAAGCATTAGTTAATGCTTATGGAAGCAAAGAAACTTTTTTTGGAACTAATCCAATAGCCTTTTCAGCTCCAATGAGAGATGAAAATCCTTATTGTTTAGATATGGCAACTTCTACAATACCTTGGAATAAAGTTAAAAATTATAAAAGACAAAATAAGCCTTTAAAATTAGAATGGGCCTATGATAACAATGGACAACCAACTATAGATCCTCATCATGCCGCATCACTCAGTAGTATTGGTGGTTATAAAGGATTTGGATTAGGAATGCTTATTGAAATATTATGTTCAGGACTAACCACAGGTCCAATGAGTAAACAGATTGCACCTCTTTATGACTTATCTATAACTTATAATAGAAATATAAGCCACTTTTTTATGGCTTTAGATATCTCTAGGTTTGTATCTGTTAATTGGTTTAAAGGTTATCTTTCAGACATGGCTACTCAAATCAGGAATTTACCAAAAGTAGGAACGAATGATGTTATGGTAGCAGGTGATAAAGAAAAAATGTCATATGAACATAGAAAGCTTAATGGTATACCTATAGAAGATTCTATGTTATTAGAATTTCTTTCAATTTCAAATAAATTTAATCATACTATTTTATGAAAATAGCAATTATAGGTGCAAACGGATTTTTAGGTTCAAATTTTGTAAAAAAATTACAAAATGAGAAACACGAAATTTGTTCAATAATACGGAGTACAATTAATCCATTTGAAAAAATATTAGAATTTGAACCTGATGTAGTTGTTCATTTTGCATGGAATGGTGGTAATAATTACGAAAGTGTGAGTGATATAAAACAATTTGATAATGTTATAAATGGTATTGAATTACTGAACCCATTAAATATATTATCAAAAAAACCAAAATTTATTGGAATCGGAAGCTTTTCAGAATATGGAAATTTAAAACACCCAGCAAGTGAAACTGATAAAGAATGTCCAAATAATTTATATGGGTTATCTAAATATACATTCAAAAATTATAGTAAAATGTTATGTGAAAAATTTAATATGAATTGGGTTTGGGTAAGACCTTGTTACACTTATGGGCCGGGTGACATTTCTACAAGATTAATTCCTAAAGTAATTAATACTATTATAAACAATCAAAAATTAGAATTGGATAGTTGTAATAAAATAATAGATTATCTTTATATTGATGATTTTACTAATTATTTATACAAATTGGTTATTGGTGATAATACCGATGGCATATATAACTTATGTTCTGGTAATCAATATAATTTAAAAGAGGTTATACACACAATATGTAAATTAATGAATAGCTCTGATAATATTATTTTTAACGCTACTAATGGCAGAAATTTAACATCCCCAATCATATGTGGATACAATCATAAAATAAAAAAATACAGTAAAATAACAAAATTAACAGAACTAACCGATGGGTTAAATAAAACAATAAATTATTATAAAAATGAAAGATAAAGTAACAATAAAAGATGATAAGTGGGTGTGGCCTTTAATTGATGAAAATTCTTGGGAAGGACAAAATGAATTTACCGAAATAGCTGAAAAACTATTACCCCATGTCAAAAATAAAAATATAATGATTCAGGCGGGTGGAAATTGTGGATTTCTTTTAAGTAAATTCGTTGAGCATTTCAATATCATATATACATTTGAACCAGACCCTATAAATTTTTATTGTCTTAATCAAAATGTAACATCGCAAAATGTGATAAAAATGCAGGCGTGTTTGGGAAACACACCATCAACTGTAAAAACCCAACAACTTATAAGACCTGAAAGATTACATGATATTGGCGGAGTTCATATTGTAGGCGAAGGTTATACACCAACAATTTTAATTGATAATCTTAATTTAAGTGGTTGTGATTTGATTCAGTTAGATGTAGAAGGTTATGAATTAAATGCTTTATTGGGTTCTATTGAGACTATTAAAAAATATAAACCTGTTTTATGTATTGAATTTTGTGAAAAATGGTTAAATAGATACGAATGTAATTCTGATAAACTATATGAATTAATATCGGAATTGGGATATACTCAAGTTGATGAGTATGGTTCTGATAAAATTTTCATTTATAAATAATATGAAAAAAATTACTTTTGCCACCAATATAGGGCCTGATACATTAGAATATACTAAACTATTAGTTAAATCTTTAAAAGAAAATTTGGATGGTGCTGAACATGAATTATTATTTTTTGTAGATAACGATACAGATAATACATTGGATTATTTAAAATCGATAAAAAAAGATTTTTACAAAGTAACAATAATTAGGCATAAACTAAATCCTATTGTTGGTCCTGAAAGAAATATAAATTTAATCGTAGATTTTTCATCAAATGATATAGTTAGTTATCTACAAACCGATATGGTTGTATCTAAGCATTATGATACTGATATATTAAGAGATTTGGAAGAAGATTGTATTTTAAGTTCTACACGAATAGAGCCACCATTACATGGTGTATCCGATAAAACTATTACGAAAAATTTTGGATTAACTCCATATGAATTTGATTGGGATTCTTTTTTAAAATTTGCTGACGAAATTAAGGAAAATAAAAGTATAGAATACTTTTTTGCTCCATTTACATTTTATAAAGATTCTTGGAAAAAACTTGGTGGATTTGATACTATATTTAGAAGGTCTAGATGTGATTCCGATTTGGTTCAAAGGTGTTTACTTGGTGGAATTAAACTAAAACAAACTTTTTCTGCGAATGTATATCATTTTACATGCGTTAGTTCTAGAGGTAAAAATTGGTATAATTTAAACAATGATTTGGCTAAAAAGCGTGTAGAATTACAAAACAACGCAGATTTTATTGAACTAAGAAAGTTTGTTCGTAAGTGGGGTAGTTTTAATCATGGCGACTCTAAATTAATAAAATTTGATATAGATTTGGTTGTAGTGGGTAATATTACCAATAATTATAAACTAATTTATGATTTAGAACCATTTTTTTCAAGAGTTTGGTTTAATAATACCAATGATAGGGATAATACTAAAAACCTAAATTTGGATGAGAATGAATATGCTAATGTTTTATATAATTTTAAAAGTGGTGATTGGGATAAAAGTAAAATATTTTACAATCAAACCGATTATGATAGTATTTACAAAGTAGGTGCTCCTGATAAATTTAATATAAAAATTGAAGTAAATTTTAATAAAATTAATTATATGGGTGATGAATTTTTGCAAAATGTGCAAAATATTCATTTAATATTAAGTGAGTATGGTGTGGGGGTATATGAATTTGGGTTTGCTAAAATAGAAATACTGAATTTAGCTATCGTATCACCCACTAATTCTTTAATTGATAATCCACCATTTGATAATAGTTTGTTAATTGTGGAATAAAACATATTTATATAAAAGTTAATAAAAATTGGTTAATAATTATGCCTAAAATAGATTTAAAAAATTATGATTATGCAGAACCCGCAGGATTTGAAAAGTTTAAGCCCAAAAAAGGGAGAAAGGGTGAGAATGTTGATGACATTCTCCAACCACAGGGGAAGCCTGTTAGAAGGGGAGAGAGTTCAGATAAAAGAACTTCTGGGAAATGAAATAAAAATTTTAGACCCGTTTGGAATGGAGTGGGTTATTCCAAAAAACTACCTATTTATATAAGGTTTTAAATTTGGTTTTGTCAATTCGGTTATGTTAAAAACAATGAAAGGACAAGACTATGAAGAGATTTTTTACTGAAATCTTCCAAGACGAAAAAGGAGGATTTTCATCCAAACGATTTGTGGGTATTTTATCAGCATTGACACTATGTGTTACAATGTACCACAATCAATTCACCGAATCCCACATCGCTCCAGCTGATTCATTAGTAAATGCAGTTGCCGCACTTGCTTTTGGAGCTTTAGGTTTAGCATCCGCAGATAAGATTTTCAAAAAGAAAGATTGTAACTGCGACAAAGGGGAGGAATAATTATGGGACTTCTCAACAAACTATTATACAACGAAGATTTTCAAAGAGTTGAAAATGACCAAAGATTCAATTTCATGCTTCAAACCATGCAATCAAATCGTTGGAAAATCACACTATTAATTTTATTTACATTCTTTTTTATCGTATTCGGTATTGTTTTGGCAGTAATGTTCAAAGCAAGTATTGAAGAAGCATGGAAAGAATTACTACTTATCCTTTTAGGTGCTTTTGTGGGTAATCTAAACAAAGTAGTAGACTTTTGGTTCTCTAACGAAGATAGAGATAAGATGCTTGTTCAGAAAATGGACGAAGAAGATGGGGTTTCGCTATCATCAAATGAAGAATAGTTAAACCTTAAAGGAGTAAAATGAAAAAACTTATTTTATTATTTGCGTTACTTTTACCATTTGGAGCATTTGCTCAAAACGGAAGAACGGAAGTATTAGTATCACCAAACTCAAACTCACCACACTTTTTGATTGATACGGTGTTTACATTGGGTAGTATATTACAGGATACTACTGTAGTATATCTACACTATCATAACCCAACTGCTACAAACTATGCTGGTTTTCAGGTTAGATTTTTCTATCCAACCACAGCGTTCAAACAACCTATTATAAAGTGGGGACCGACCGCAGCAGGAATCGGTACAAAATATGGTTCTTATTATAGTCAGCCTGGTTGGGTAAACGCAACGGCAATTTACACTGGAGCATCAGCAGTATTTGATTGGCCCGATGGTGCTGTATTTGAAGTTTTACTCCCACACGCCGTTGGATTCAATCCTTCTGCCGTTGATTCATTGGAAGTTCAATCTACCCCTGCTTACACAAACATAGCAACCACAACCGCGGGTGTTGATATTGCTTTGGGGGTTTATAGTTATGGTGGTAGATTCCAAATGGATACTTTGGTGTTCCCTGTAACCTTATTAAATGTAGATGGAACACCTGCGCCGGATATGCCATTCGCATTTGATTACAAATTGAAAACTACACAAACTTATAGTCGTGGTGCAAGATTTGTAACAAATAATACGGGTTTGGCAAGTATTAAAGTTCCATACGATACATCTTTCTACAATGTTAAGTTAGTATCCAATTTAGATACACTCTCTGATAATTCTGCTATCAACATTACCGATGCTTATAAATTATCCGATATGAGTATTTACGCTGATACCGCCCAAGCATATGAGTTCCAACAAGGTGATGTAAACCGAAGTGGAACATTATCCGTATCCGATGCTTATTTAATATTTAATCGTCTAGCAACAGGTAGAACCACTTGGTCTCCTGTAGTAGCAAATGAATACAATGTTAGGTACTATACCGCAGGAGAATACGCTACTATTATGGCTAACCCAGATGTGTTTCAAACCAATATCATAGGTACAACTAATATTGATGTTCCGTTGAATGGATTAAGTTCATTAAGTTATAGAGGGTATGTTTTAGGGGATGTAACAAATACTGGATTAAACAACTTATCATTCCAAATTCAAAGAGTAAACAACCCAACAAGCGGAACATCTTATGTATTGGATGAAGGAACAATCTATCAAAACATTGAAGATTCGGTTCAATTTAGAATACCTAAATTAACTATTTCAGATGATAATACCGCAGATGTGGCTGTTACCTTTATCACACATGGAAACAAAGTAGGTGCAGCACAATTATCCTTAAAGTATGACCCAACCATTTTTAGGTTTACAAATGTTAATGTAGGGCCGGAAGCAAGTGCTTGGAACGCATTCATTTCAGCAAAGCCTGGTGAGATAACTTGGGGTGGACACGAATCTAAAATGTCTCCATCACTTATCACTAACCCAACTCAAATGTTTAATTTCCAATTTGAAATCTTAAATCAAAACTGGGAACAATCACCTATTAAAATAACCAACAAAGCAGCAGGTAATGAAAAGGCAGAAGATTTGAATATCATTCCTTCACCTGTAGATGCGACTGTGGTCAATGGTAGAAGAGCAAGAGAACTTGTAAATGAGTTGGTAAACGGATTTAGAGTATATCCTAATCCTGTTCAAGATAACTTAAACATAGATTATTTCCAAACAAATTGGGGATATTTAACATACGAAATCTACGATTATATGGGTAAAAACTTTTATTCAGAAAAAGAGTTCGTAAATCAAAATCAAGTAGTTACGAAAACAATCAATGTTAGTGATTTAAAGACAGGTTTTTACTTTGTAAGATTAACCACTAACGAAAAGCAAAAAGTTTACAAAATATTTAAATTCTAAAAAAGGAGAAAAAAATGGCAGAAGAGACAGAAAATGATGGTACTTGGGGTGGATTAAAAAAGACTATCGTTGGAACACTCGCCACTGTAGTTACGGGTGGTGGTGTGTGGATTTCCACAACCTTATTCGGTGGTGGTGGAAACGATAGTGAAGAAACTAAAACCGAACAAGCAGCACCTGCAGCAGCACCAGTAATCAATCTTAATTTGGAGAACAACAACCAAAGTAATGCATCCGCAGGTGGTGGTGGTGGAACTACCGTAATCAGAGAAAAAGAAACTATCAGAGAAGTAGCACCAGCTCAATCAACCGCAGCTCCTGCTGCAGCAGCACCTGTTGAAGAAAAGAAAGAAACACCTGCTGAAAGAATGAGAAGGTTGAGAGCTAAGCAAGCAGAACAGGAAGGTGAAGAATGAGAGAAATAGTTTTAATTCCAATCGTAAGTTGCTTGTTGTTATTGGGTGGATGTAAATCATCTATTTCAACTACACAATATCAAGCTGATTTTGAAAAGACGGATAGAACATTAGAATCTATCTCTGCCTATACAGGTAAGAAGCAAACGCTTCAACTTTCAAAATTAAATGTAAACAAAGAACTTTGGGAGACATTTCCTGAATTGAGAGAGAAAAGACTCGGCTTAGGTGTATCTAATCGTATTATAGAAAACCTATTATATACTAATCGTTTTGAATTTACTGAAGAAAAAGATGCCGTTGTAAACCAAATGTTGGATGCATGGGAAAAGAAGATTGATGGTTTAG